AAATCACAAACTTATTGTTCCCATAAGGAACTGCTGCCCACATTCCATCTTTGGTCACATAACCAGAAGGGTCTGATGGTTTAGGATTCAGTAGTCCGTAGTTTGGAATGTTCACAGGAAAGTAGCAGTTGCGTTAAGAATTTTGGCATTAGGATGCTGTGCAGAAGCAACTTGCTTTGCCTCTTGAAGATTGTTGGCGTAGCATTCAAACCACCAAGTCTTGCCGCCGACATAGAGTTGCACTTTGTACTTCATCGAAAATCTCCTTGTGTATGAGTATTGTAGGGCAGAGTGATGGCAGAGTGAGAAAGAGTGTGCCAGTTTGAGAAGTGTCACACATCAGTTAATTTTTTATATCTTTTATACGATTTACAATGCCCGTTATGTAAGTTTATCATACAATTATGATTTAAATCATTTTCTTCACAATATTCTCTCAAATTGTCTATTTGTATTTTTTCACCACAGGGAGTTATATACCATCTTGTTTTAAGATTTTTCCCCCTTGTCCCTGTACTTATTTTTGAAAGGGTTTCTGCAGAGTGTTTTTTTCCATAGTTAGGGTTTCCCTTTCCAGAATACATTTTACTAAAATGTTCCTTAAGATGATCGGGACATTTTGTTCCCATTTTTGCCTCACTAATCTTTTTTCTGGTTTCTGCGTCATACACCTTCCCTTTATGCACCTTACTTATTAAGTGCCGAGTTCTTTGTGAAATATTGGAATTACCTTCACCACCATTACTAATATTGATAAGTATTCCTGTTCCCAAATCTTTTCTACCCAGAACGGCAATCATATACATTTCGTGCTTATATGCATCAATTTCATTATCAAAATGTTTTAATATTATAATTCTATCTCTATCTTTTGGAGTAAAACTCCCATTTCCTCTCCAATGTTCTGCATACATTCGTCTTTTTTGTCCCTTACCAATGTAATAAGGAGTTCTATCCTTCTTGCGAAGGTAAGCGTAAGTATAATACATTTGTGTCTTGGCGTGACTTATTAATATTTATACCATAAATGTGGGTCTTACGCAACTATATCCGCCAAGACACAAGTTGCTGCCCACTAAATTATCTATTAATTGTGGAAATACAAGGTTCCCCACGCTCAAAAATAGTATCAACGACCGCTTGAACTTTTTTAGCAGTAGTAATACCAGCGTTGGTATAGACTGGAATGACACAAAGAGCAAATGACTTTGTGTATTGTTGTAGTGCTCCAGGACGAATATAACCTTTATGCAGATTTTTTACATCATCGTGGTGAAGTCTTACAATTCTTCCAACACTCTGGGCAATTCCAATATAATCCATTGGACGCATAAAGATTACTGCCTCCAAACCAGAAACGGAAATACCCTCACAAATAATAGAGTGATGAATGACAATAAACTTCTTGGAATTGTCTTTTCCCCAAGCATTTAGCGTGTCAAAAAAGACTTCACGATTGACTTTCTTACCATCAATGATCGCACCAGTTTTACTGGTAATTACCATCCAAGAATAACCACGATTATTCAGTTCATTGCAAAAGTCGGTTTCGGCAATCAAACCCATAATTTGTTTTGTAGTTTTAGCACAAATCAAGACTTTACCGACCTGATAATCGTCAATTGTCTCAATCAAATTGTCTGCGTCACGGTCAAAAATAACTTGACGACCTTTAACCATAGGCAATTGCTTGACTTGAACTTTAGGCGGCACAATATATCCTCCACGAACCATTTCTGGACCAGATACATTTACAATAATAGAACCATAAACATCACCCCAATTCATACCAGGTTTATCTGGATTATTAGAATACTTGGGTGTTGCGGTATATGAATAAAACCTTTTTGCATTTTTTGAGAAATGCTCGACAGCAGGAAAAAAGTTCTTTTGAATAGAATTATGTGCTTCATCCAAATGAATAGTATCTACTTTTACATCAGCATCTACCAGACGCTGAAGAGAGTGATAAGTTGTAAAAATAAGTTTATGAAAAAACTTATTACTCTCTACCCACTGATGAATTGTAGAAGGACTTGTAGAAGATTGCCAATGTGTCTCTCCACTATGGCAGTGAAAAACTTTTGCATTTGTGATATACTCCAGATATTCGTGAGACAACTGCTCTGCCAAAAGAATGCGCGGAGAGACCACTACAACGGTCTGTGGGACCTCCAATTCAAATTGCCTTACAGTATCAGCAATACCAACCAAAGTCTTTCCAGCGCCCGTCACAGCGCATACAATGCCCCTATTGCAAGTATCAAGGGCATCCAGAGCAGTCTGTTGGTGGGGACGGAGTTGAATCACTGACCTCATTGCGTATAGGACTATTATAGCAGAAAACCGCCCCTGGTGCGACTCAGTGGACGGTTCTTAAAGTGTCCTAGAACCTTGTGTTCAACCTTAACAAAGATATTCTAGCAGTATTATTGGGTATTAGTCAAGTCCTTTAATAAATTATCAAACTTTCCATCCATCCAAGCATCATTAGATTCCTCCCACTTCTTCAATGGACAAGAATCTAAGGCAAATGTAGTCTTATATTCCAACATACACCCACATTCCTTACATCTAATCTGTTCAGAATCATAACGGTCACATTCCCTACAAATCTGCATTCTATTTTCTTTTACTTCTTCTGATACAATAAGTGCTTCACTTCTGAGAGCCTTTTTTACAATTTCAAAAGCAAATGAAGCAAGGTTTTTACCTTGCTCCGGTAACGAAGGATATTCCAAAGTCATTGATACAATCCTCTAATTGTGTTGCTATTTATTGTTCCTGTTACGGAGTAATTAGACCCAGCAATTGCTCTTCCTGCAACTCCACCGTTTCCAGCATTAGTTGTATTTTCACCAGAATTTCCCCACTCTCCACCACTTCCACCAGTTTCACCATTTGTTCCATCAGTTGCTCCACATCCACCACCAGCAGTTCCTGCAGTCCCCGATACACCCAATAAAGAACCTGATAAGTTGGTATATCCTCTTCCTGGACCACCATCTCCTCCAGATCCACCAGTTCCACCAGATGTAGAAGTATAATATACACAAACATTACGATAAAGACTTGCTCTACACGCATCATCACTACCTTCACAACACCTCAACCTATAAGTGCGTTCATAAGTTCCTATATTGCAAACTTGGTTTGTTGATGGTAAGCAATATTGATATTCGTCGTAATTTGTGCAAGTTCCACCACTTCCATTCGATCCATCAGATCCTTTTTCTCCTCCTCCTCCACCACCATAAATGTTTGCAGTTGACTCAACATTAACTACAAAATTTGAACCAGAAGTATTTGTAATGGAAAGAGCATCTCCACCATAAGAACCCCCAACTATAGCAGTTGTTCCACCAACACCTCCGGCACCATAAATGCCTCCAGACACAGCAATTGTTAAATTATATGCCGTAGAATTAAAGACGGCAGCAGGACTCAAGTAGCTATTAGATCCACAAGTTCCTGTTATATACATCCACTTTTTGATATTTTTGTTTAAATTTGAATTCCAACTTTGAGAATCAATATCAAAATTAATATCTGTACCAGTTTGTGTGATATAATAATACTTAATTGTATTTCTGAATTGGGAGAGTGCTAGATTACTTGAAGCAGAAACAGAAGCATTTTCTGTAGCATTAGGAACAATTGGATTTGTATCAGTTATAATAGTATTCCTTCTTAATTCTGATGCACTGATAGAACCAGATCCAGATTCCTTAAAAATAGATCTTAAAGAACTAAATGAAATTGAACCAGAGGAAAAATATGGACCTGCTTTGGTTACGGTTGCGCTCATTTTTAGTATAAATCAATCCATTGGAATGTTAAACCGCTGTCAGTGCTTCCATAACCTTGATGTTTTTTGGTGGTGCTGTTATAAATGATTGCACCTTCAACCGTATTACCAAGTCCAGTTACTGTTGCTGTAGGAACACTTGGTAGAATAATATATGGATTTTTGGTCGCGGTACTTACTCTTCCAAAATCCATAATAGATCTTGGTATGGAGGTATTGAAACCAACAGCAGAATCTCTTGCTATTCCAAGATTAGATCCATATAGTCTAAGTGAAGCGTTATGAATTTGTGCTTGACCAAAAGTTCCGTCAGAATCAACAAAGAGTGATGTTGTTCCTATACCGACACCTAAAAATAATCCTGTTCCTTGTACATTCAACAGTTCATTATTATAAAAACTTGTAGTGTTAACTCCAATTCTACCAAACAATCCACTAGAAGTTCTAGCATCTAAACCAGCAATTGCATTCGTTGTATTGATACCAATTGAACCAACACCAACTGGAGCAATTAAAAGATTCGTAAGAGTGGTAACTCCTACACTATTGTTTAGATTGATGTTTGTTAAAATAGATGGAAGATTAAAAGTTCCAGCACTTAAGGTTCCAGTGATATTTACATTGCTTCCAAACCAAGCAGTGCTAGTAACAGTGGATGTTCCAACAATATGTAGATTATTTGTTGGATTTGTAATACCAATACCAAATTTACCATCATAAGTCAGTGAAGCTAGTTCAGAATTTGTTTGACCATACAACCAAGCAAATCTACCAGTTCCTACACCAGCAGGGCCAGAGTGTAGGTATGTATTAATATTTCCAGTATCATTATTAATGATGTCAAAAGTCTTTGATACACTTCCAAATCTCAATACTGCAGTGCTTTTACCAACACCAACAGATTGTCCGATGCTAATTCTTGCCTGCGAAGTATCACTAATAACTTCTACAAGAGTTGCATTTGATTTTCTAATTTGAATATCTGATGTTGGTACTGCGGTTCCAAAACCAATTCTTCCAGAATCTAATACTGTAAAAGCAGTTCCACCAATTCCAACATCCAGTTCTGTGAATATAGATGCGATTCCAACAGTTGCAAATCCAACTCCAATTCTAGATGCAGTTACAACACCAACGGTAATATTTGGAGTTCCTGTGAGTGATTGGGCAGTGCTTGCTGTTCCAGTTACATTTCCAACAAAGGTAGTAGCAGTTACAACACCTAATACAAGAGCATCACCAACAACTTGAAGTTTTGATGTTGGATTTGTGGTTCCTATACCGACTAAACCAGTATCTGTTATACGAACTCTTTCTAAAGCATTTGTTGCAAAAATTAATGGGTTTGTTGCAGTTAATCCAATATATCCAGCGTAAGCAGGTCCACCAGTAAATGAAGAACCAAGTTCGCCCAAATTGTTTAATAATCCAATCTGTATATTGGATGCTCCACTATTTCCAAATTGAATAAAAGATGCTCTAGTATTAGTAGAAGGTGAAACTGAAATTATTGGTGATACTGATGTTAATCCATCTCCGGTTATGACAAGAGGTTGTTGTGGATTAGTATCACCAACACCAATATTACCATTAAAATAAGCACCACCAGATACTTGGAGGTTTTGTGATGAAGTTCCTGTTGGTGTTGATGTATTGATTAATGCAATTCCATCATTAACATCAAAGTTAAATTTTTGAATATTAGCATCACTCTCAAAAAATCTTATCTGAGAATCTGCATATAAATCAAGAACACTGACACCACCTACTATTTTTTCAATACTATTAGGAACATCACTGAACCATAATGTCCCAAGTTCTCCTAGTTTTATATCACCATTAACATCAAGTGTATATTGCGGATTTGTGGTCCCTATACCTACATTTGATGTGGTTGAAATACTACCACTTGTTGAATACCATCCATCAACGGCAATTGCATAGATTCCAGTTAACCCAGAAGCACTTCCCGAGAATGATGTTGCAGTAACAACTCCAGAAACTGATACTCCTTGAGTTGCAGTTAGATTTCCAATTGTTGCTACACCCGCATAAAGAGTATTGGTTGTTGTTAGACCAACTACTTTAGCATTACCTCGAACATCTAAGAACTCGGTGGGAATCGTAGTTCCAATTCCCACCAGACCATTAGCGTTTACGATAAAGTTATCATCGTCAACCTGAACACCATTCCTAAGGTTAAATGACTTTCTATAATTTGCCATCTTATATGGTTTTTAGTTATTTATCTGTAAGTTTCTGCTCAAGGTTTTCAACCTTCGCAGAAAGTTCTTTAATTGCTTCAACCAACAGTGGAACAATCTTATGATAGTCAACTGCAAGGTAACCATTATCTCTAGTTGTAACCGCTTCTGGGAGAACCTCAAGAACTTCTTGTGCGATTACACCAACATCATTACCCTCTTTACCAGACTTCTCGTTCCAAGTATAAGTATTACCACTGATTGAGAGAACTTTAGCAAGTGGGTCTTCAATCACAACAATATTATCTTTCAGTCTTTGGTCAGAAGTATAGAATGCTGTAATATCACCAACAACATTCAAGTCTCCACCAATCAGAACACTATCATTAGTTTTTAATTCATTATTGGTATCACAGAAAAGTGAAGCAGATCCAGTATTTGCAGCGTTATAAAGAGCAATATTGCCACCATTATTCAATCGTAGTGCTGTCCCACCACCTCCACCATTAATCGTCAAAATTCCCGTAAGAGTTGTATTACCAGTAACTCCTAAAGTGCTTGAAAGTGTGGTAGCACCACTAACTGCCAATGTGCTTAAAAGTGTAGTAGCACCATCAACATTCAGAGTCGTATCTAAATCTGTTGCACCTTTTACATTTAAAGTAGTTTGTAATGTAGTAGCACCAGTAACTCCTAGGGTTCCACTAACAACTTCATTTCCACCAACATTTAGATTCTTACCAATTCCGACACCACCAGCAACAATCAAATCTCCAGTGGTAGTTGAAGTTGATTGTGTTCCCTGAGTAAGTCTTACACTCTTACTAAATGTTGTTTGTGCTTTGGCTCTAATTTCTTTGTTAAAGGTAACAGGACCATCAAACTGAGAAAGAACAGCACCAGAAACTCCACCCTCAACTAGAAGTCTTTCCTTGATAGTGACTTCATCAAATACAACACTGAGTTTATTTGGATCTTCACCAGTTACAGTTGGATTTGGAATATCATAAGAAGTAACTTCTCCACTTGAAGCAGCAGTCTTCGTATTGCCGTTAAAGAAGTCTCCATTGTTGTTCATACCAGTATAAACAACAACTCCACAAGAACGCTCTTGAGAGTTTGCTAAGAAGTTTTCTTGATCATTTAGAGTCTTGACTTGAACTTGTGGAAGACCTGTGGAGTAGTTGCCAGGACCATAACCAAGATATTCAAAAGTATGACCTGAAGCACGAAGAATAGAAGGTCTGCGGAACTCGATAGCAATTGGATTGATTTTACGAATGAGAGAATTTATATCGTGATTTTCTTGACGAGTTCCAAAAGCACCACGAATTACAGTCGCAGAAGTATCATTACCGCTGCTAATGACTCTCATAATCTCACTATCAATTTGGATATAAGATCCAAGAGGGAGTCTCTTTGCGGTTCCAATTCCAGCGTTACGAACACTAATTGTGGTTCCAGTCGTTAAAGCAGATGTAAGAGTAAATGTATCATCATTATAGAACGATACATTACGAACTCCAAAACTTTCCCCTCTAGTATCAGAAATCGCCTCATTGGAGGACAAACC